AATCGTCATTTGTCGACGTGGAATATCGTGTACACCAAAATAATATCAGTATTTTGGCTTGTATTACTTATCAGCTCATGCATCAGCATACGTAATTACTCAAAAATATGGTTGTGTATAATACTTATTAGTATAGTGTCAGTATGCAATAACCTAATTTTATTGTATTTTATTGATAAATCCCATCCTGCATGGTACATGACAAAATTTCTTGAATTGATATCAATGATTTATATCATTTCAACACTCATGTATTATGTTTTCAGGAAATTAAATCATGCTAATCATATGGCAATTCATGATCCACTAACGAATACATACAATAGAAGATACTTTATTGACTCATTGAAGAATATATCAAAACACCATGATTTCTCAGTAATAATGTTAGATATTGACAATTTCAAAAGCATCAATGACAAATGGGGGCATCATATGGGTGATCAAGTCATAGTAATGGTTACCAGAATAATAAAAAAATCCATCAGGAAAGAGGATATATTAGGGCGCTTAGGCGGTGAGGAGTTCGGTATTATCATTAAAGGTAATACTCAAAAGCTCTTGCTATCAATTGCAGAGCGAATCAGAAAAAACATTGAAGAGCAATGCTCGAAAAAATTATTATCGCATGGACCTGAGAAAATAACCGTCAGTATTGGTTGTTTTACTTCAAAAGAGAATAATCTCAGTCCATCTGAAATGTTAGTCAATGCCGATAAAGCGTTATATCAAGCCAAAAGAACCGGAAAGAACAAGGTGATAACTCACTCAAAATAAACACCTTTTTAAAATACAGCCCCAATAAACTGCAGAATATTATCCCATATAATATCCTGCAGTTCGTAATGCACTATTCGATAATGGGTCCTGTTGGCCATTCAATATCCGGTGCAGTTGATGTATCAACACGGTTCAGCAACACCCGATACTTTTTCCAGACTTCCAGCAATGAGGTTTCTTCCTCCGTTGCGATTTCCAGATCTACAGCATCCTGAAGTGGCGCAATATGCTCACTGGCTACCTGCATCAGGCTGTTTTTTGTTTCTTCCGCCTCCCGGATCCGGAATAGTTTTTCTGCTTCTGCATCTTTCACCCAGGCTGTGCCGTTCCACTTCTGAAACTCCCCTTCCGGGGATAACCAGGTGACATTTTCCGGTAATGAGCCGAGTTCAGAAATAAATAACGCGTCGCCGGAAGCCACGTCATAAACCGTTTTACCCCGATGATCTTCAACGAGATGCCACGATAACTCATCACTGTTGAAAACAGCCACGAAGCCAGCTGGAATATCTGGCGGTGCAATGTCGGTACTGTTTGCTGGCAGACCTGTATGAGGCGGAATATATGCATCACCTTCACCAATAAATTCATTAGTTCCGGACAGCAGATTATAAATTTTTATGGTCCGTGGTTGTTCACTTATTCTGAATGCCATTATGCAAGCCTCACAATATAGTTAAATGCGATGTTTTTGACGGTGTTTTCCGCGTTACCAGCAGCGTTAACGGTGATGGTGTGTCCATGTGAACCAATCGCAACGGAGTGCGTATGAGCACCAATACCGACAGTATGTGCATGTGCGCCTGCGCTTGCAGCAGTGCCGGACAGCGAGTGGGTATGAGCACCATCTGATGATGTCTTCCCTGCATTACGAGTCTGGCCACTACCGCTTGTTGTGCTCATAATCCCCGCGCTTAGATTTGAAATCGCGGTATAACCATTAGGGAAAATGCTCGTGTTCGTGCCACCAAATGCACCGGAACTCTTGTGTTGGTGCGCACCGGCACTATTTGCGGTCCCGCTAATACTATGGGTATGCGCCCCGGTGTTATTCGTGGATTTGGTTCCGTAATCAAACGACGATGTGGTTTTCGTCCCCAAATCCGTACTGGATGCGCTGGCGCTGTGGGTGTGCGATTTAATGCCGTCCTGTTCCTGAGATAATACGGCCCGACCACTGGCGGGCTTGCCCTTAATCGTCCAGCCACGCATATCAGGGATCACGCCTGACGGATAAGCAACTGCAAGTTTCGGGTATGCAGATTTGTCAAAAGTCTGCCCCTGCATCAGGGCATAACCAGACGGAACGGTATCTGATGGCCACGGGATTGGTGCACCGACTGGATAAAACTCTGCAGGAGGATGAGCCGAGGTGTAAAGCTGCGCCCACGGCGACCAGTTTGCGTCGGTCGTATCCCGTCGTGAACGAATAAATGCCGGAGCATGAGCACCGCTTGTACCACTCCAGCCGATGAGTAACTCACCTTCGCCAACGGCTGTCATCCCTTTCAGGTGAATGATATTTCCATACGCTGTTGGATATCCGTTGTTATACACCTCGTATAACTCAAGACCTGCTGCCCCCTGCGTATTGTCTGTCAGCGCGGTTACCCGACCTTTTGAAGCCAGATTAACTGATGATACTGCTGTTCCACCTGACGGTAACGCCCCGATCTCTGATGCCGTTGGCTTATTTCTGGAGTTATAGTCCCTTCGCCAGCCAGGTGAATAATCTGTTCCGTGATTAATATAGGTAAACTGGGCGTTAGTTGTTCCACCACCAGTGGAGGTGGTCGGTGTGGTAATGCGGATCGTCATCGCTGACTTTATCCCCATTACTTCAATGACAGCTCCGGCGAGATGAATATTACCGCAGTCAGTATCAGTAATGATTTTATTATTGCCATAAGACCAGGAACCCTTGCACATCCAGTATGGATGGTTAAATGCTCCCTGAGAATCCAGCCACTCGATAAACTGTGCAGTCGTCCAGTTTCCTGTTGTTGTGCTTACTGACCCACCGAAGGCACGGCAGGCACCAATATTTTTCGTAAAGGTATCTTTGCCAGGGATATCCGCACCGTTCTGATCTTTCTGCAGACGTTTCTCAGCATTGTCATTGGCTGCTTTTACTGCCTTTGGTGTCGCGGCAAGCGTTTCAGACGTGCTGTTGGTCGCGCTGCTTAGCTGGATTATCCCTTTCTGTGCTGTCGTTGCATCCTGTGCGGTGTATTTCCCGTTAGCCAGGTCATACGCGGCCTTAACGGCTTTTGGCGTTGCCGCCAGTGACTCGGAAGTGCTGTTGGTCGCACTGCTGAGCTGTACTATCCCCTTTTTCGTCGTGCTCGCATCCTCAAGCGCCACGGCGGATGCAATATCCTCTGCCCGTTTTGCCGCTGTCTCAGCGCGCGTTGCGCGATTCCGCCGTACTTTTGCTCTGAGCTGCGCCGTCGCACTGCCAGCTGCCTCTGTCGCCTTCGTGGATGCCGTCGTGGCGCTCCCTTGCTGCTGACGCCTGTCTGGTCGCCTCATCTTTTGAAGCAGACGCAGATGATGCCGATGACGCCGCCGAACTGGCGGACGATGCGGCAGCCGTTTTTGAGGATTCTGCGCTGGTTTCCGACGCTTTCGCGTTCGTCTCGGATGTCTTCGCTGCGGAAGCAGACCTCGCTGCTGCGCTGGCCTGTACAGCGGCTTCGCCAGCCTTCGTTGTGGCTGTTGAAGCAGACGATGCAGCACTTTCTGCCGATTTTCCGGCGGCGGTGGCACTGGCTGAGGCCTGCCCGGCACTTGTTGACGCGGCACTGGCAGATAATGCAGCCGCTGTTTTTGAGTCTGCCGCAGCTGAGGCGCTCTGTCCCGCTGCCGTTTCAGAAGACCTGGCGTTTGTCTCAGACGTCTTTGCCGCCTTCGCGGAATTGCCTGCCGCCGTTGCCGAGGAAGCGGCACTACTGGCGCTTGATGATGCGTTCGTTTCTGATGATTTCGCTGCCTCTTTTGAGGCCGCCGCATCCCGGGCTGAGGTGGCTGCTTCTGACGCCTTCGTGGTCGCGGCGGATGCAGAAGTGGCTGCTGATTGTTGTGACGCTGCCGCATTCGTTTCTGACGTTTTCGCCGCAGCGGCACTGGTAGCTGCCGCGCTTTTTGAGGACTCTGCAGCAGCAGCACTTTTCGATGCTTCACTGGCCTTTGTTGATGCCGTTCCTGCGCTGGAAGACGCTGACTGAGCCGACGACGCGGCCTGTCCGGCTGACGTGCTGGCGGCACGTGCTGAGGCTGCAGCATCGGTTGCATGAGTTACCGCCTCGCTGGCTGATGCACTGGCATCGCTGGCTGATTTTTTCGCGGCTGCCGTATTCTGTGCAACCGCGGAGGCGTTACGTGACACTTCTTCCACCATCTGCTCAAAGCGGCGCAGTGCCTCCGGTCGGACATCATCCTCCGTCATGGCACCGAGAAAATCATTCAGCGTACCTGGTCTGGAACCTTCATAGACGGTAATGGTCCCGGCATGTGAAGGCGGAAAACCTTCAACCAGCAGGGTGACGCTGTACTGACCATGCTCAACATCCATGCTGTAACGTCCGGCTTCATCCGGATTTTCAGAGGCCACCGTGTTCACCACCACCGTGCTGCTGGTTCGTCTGGCCTTCAGCACAATGGTGCAGTTCTGTACTGGTTTTCCTGTGCCATCTTTAAGCACGCCAGAAATTTTTACTGTCATACTTTTCCACCAATAAAAAAAGCCCGCAGCAGTGACGCCACGGGCTTCAGGACAGTGTAACTTTACGTTTCCTCAAACGCAGTTCACCCCATAAGGTGGATGAACCTGCGTATCATAACAATATTTACAGAAGATAAATCGGCGTCTGTTGTCAGAAACGGTATCCGATACCAACAATAAATGCATCCGATCGCCAGTCGCCACTACCGGAACCTTCATAAGCAAGGTCAATGGTCACGGATTCGGTCGGGTTAAACTGCACGCCAGCCCCCCACGCCAGAGACGTGTTGCTGTGGCGACCGTCATCACTTCCGGTCAGTACATCGTGCGTTTTCCCCTTGTTGTCAGTTACGCGAAGATAATCCCCGGAGAAAGTCGACACACGGCTGTAAGCCACACCCGCCATCGCATACGCGCTGAACCATTCATTCACGCGCACAGACGGCCCCGCCATACGCTGAACCAGCGGTTACGACGGAATCTTCATGCCAGCGGGTATCGCTGTAACGGGTACTGGCGATTCTTGTCTCCTGCATAGCTGAAGACGTCACCATCCCCAGTGTGTCCGTAAACTCATAACGGTATTTCACGTTAATCCCGTTCAGATCATCGCTGCCGGGAACGTTCGTCGAGGCATGAAGATACCCCGCGCTCAGCGTGGACTGATGTTCAGACGCCCATGCAGGCGCACCGGATACGGCCAGACAAATGGCTGCGGACAAAATGGCGGCATAAAGTTTACGCATAATTACCTCTCGCTTTTCTGCAATAAAAAAGGCGTCATTTCTGACGCCCGTTATGGGTTATAAAATTCAGCTGATACTGATACCTGCTGTGGATTTCTTCATCACCACAACCAGCAGATCGCTGATACTGGTTGTTGGTGTCCAGTTATTCGCTCCTGATGAAGATACGGTGAATGTCAGTGTCAGTGTCCCCTGTCCGGCAGGCATATCTATAACTGAGGAAAATACGCCCTGAGCATCCGTCGTGGACTGATTAAAAATCTCCTGACCATTGCGGGTCACTCTTAACCGGCAGGTTGAATACCAGTATGACTGTTGGTTATTACTGTTGAAATTCTCATGCTTACCACCGCGGAATAACACTGGCGGTATCATGACCTGCCGGTCAAATTTCTGATCATCACTGATTCTTACCGTGATGGTGCCACTGGCATAACTGTTCGTGCGGGGGAAAGACTTGCTGACCGTTTTGACAATATCGCCTTCAATCTGATTGGCTGACAGTTTCCCCTTAATCTGACAGTTTTCATTAATCGTGACATTGTTGAGCGTCCCTGAATTTGCATTCACATTACCGCTGATATCCGCATTTTTAGCGGTCAGCTTTCCGTCCGGTGTCAGGGAAAATGCCGGCGGATTTCCACCGCTGGTAATGGTGGGAGCCGTCAGGCGTTTCAGGAACACGTCATTCATGAATATCTGGTTGCCCTGCGCCACAAACATCGGCGTTTCATTCCCGTTTGCCGGGTCAATAAACGCGATACGGTTAGCGGCAACCAGAAACTGGCTCAGTTTGCCTTCCTCCGTGTCCTCCATGCTGAGGCCAATACCCGCGACATAATGTTTGCCGTCTTTGGTCTGCTCAATTTTGACAGCCCACATGGCATTCCACTTATCGTTGGCGTCCTTCCACTCTTTCGAAAACTCATCCAGTCTGCTGGCGTTATCCTCCGTCAGCTCGACTTTTTCCAGCAGCTCCTTACCGAGATGGGATTCGGTTATCTGGCCTTTGAAAAAATCCAGGTAACCTTCCGCATCATCGCTCGCCCGACCGACGGCCTCCACGAATGCCGATTTGCCAACGGTGTTCACACTGCGGATATAAAAGTAATAATCATGGCCCGGTTTGATATTGATACTGGCGGCTATCCAGTACAGCCCCGTGCCAAGGTAGCGGGCTGTGGTTTCAACCTGCCTGATATCGGTAATCCGCGTTTCCGAGAACCAGAACTCAAACTGTACCGTCGGATCATAAACCGCAAGATGCGGCGTGGCAGTTATCTGAAAATAGCCCGGCGTCAGCTCAATCCGCGACGGTGCTACCGGTGCGGCAATCCTGAACGATACCGACGCCGGATCGCCCTGCTGTCCCCACGCATTTACCGCCCGGACTGTCAGCGTGTACCGTCCCAGCGCCAGTTGCGTGAAGCGGTATGTGGTTTCCGCCGTCCGGGCCGTGCTGACCAGCCGCTCACT